GGCGTTGCCGTTGTCGTCCATCATCGCGTTCCACTGCATGTGCGTACCGCTGCCGAACTCGATACGTTTCTCTTTCATGAGACTGGGCATGGCGTAATACTTCTGCAAGTCGCCGGTCAGATCGGTCCACTTGCCTTTGCCCAGATCCTTTTGCGTAATCTTGACAAGATCAGCGAGGTCGCCTACAGATAATGCCATCGCTGTTTACTCCTAATTACCCGTCAGTGCTTATCCTTCAGGAACTTCGTGACGTTAGCCACGGCGACTTCGTCCGGGTGCCGGCTTGCGTCACCCTTACGCGCCGTCGGAAGCAATGTTCCATGCTCCTCGGCCATGGCCGCATCCTTTGCGATAAGCGCTTTGCGGGCCAGTTGTGTTTTCGTATCACCGTGGACCGCGTTTACTGCTCGTTTGAACAGGTCTTTCGGCGTAAGCGGATTCGTCCGCCTGGCGTTGGATTGCGCGCGTTCCACGACTTCATTCCATACTTCTTTCCAAGCGTTCTTGTGCTTCTGCGTCTTCGTTTCCGCGAAGGACTTGGCACCGAACACCTCTCCCCATTCCGGTTCCGTTTTCACCAACTGTTCGATTTCACTCTCGAACCACTGTTGGTCTTGCTGCGCCTGCTGTTGGGCGAAGAAGTTGTTGACCTGTCCGAGCGTCTGCTGAATTTGCTTGACCTCACGGCCAATCCTCGACAGATATTGGTCGGTGTGCTCCTTGCTCGATTTCACGGCCGCCAGATGTGCGACCACGTCATCGTTCAACTCGTCCACCGGAAGCTCGTCCGGCCACTCGTACGGAGAGAACTCGTCAAGCGGCTCCGGGTCAGGACTCTTCGTCTCGGCTGTGGCGGTACCACCGGAATTGTTGCGTACCACATATTCCAGGTGCGTGCGCAGCGCATCATCCGTGCCAAACGCACGAATGGCATCCTCGGAAACACCGAGATTGGCAGCCATTTGCACAAGGGCCGCGTTCGGTCCTGCAATGACTTCATCCTCGGCGTCTTCCCGCGTATCCTCGGAGTCGGACGTATCGGACTCCGGCAAGTCGTTTGTGCTTTCCCCATCCTCTTTCGTGTCGTCAGTGCTCGCGGTAACCGGCTTCTCCGGCTCCACGTCATCCGACAACATTTGTAGCGACTCCAGTGGTTCACCCAATTCGTAACCTTCTCCAAGTCGTTCGGTAACCGCAGCTACCACATCTTGTGTTTCATTTTCCGTATTCGTTGTCATGTCGGGTCTCCGTATCCGCCGTCGTAATCAACACACTTGAACAATTGGGCCAACTTCTTGCGATGAGTCCTATCCGGGATGATGGCATCGCCTCGTTCGTCAATATGAGTCGGCACACCATGCTTCTTAGTAAACTCGTAGTATTCCTCTCGTTGTCGAGGGTGACAGCCTAGTGCCAGCGACTTCATGGGCCAGTTGCCTGGCGTGTTCTTGAAGCCGCACAGTTCCGCACGCCTGTCACGGACGGCCACTCTCCCATCGTCAAGAGTTATCTTTCGTGGTATTCGACGCATCTGGCATTCCCGTTCCAGCGTCTCACCGTCGTCTGTCGTAAAGCAATACCAAGGCACTACGCTGCTCCTACCGCTTGTTGATTTCCACCGGACATCAGTTTGGCTATCGTCGCATCGTCCGAGTTCATGCCCGCTGACTTGTTCACTCTCGTGTTGACTCTTTCCGTTACCGGCGATTGCCGTTGTTCATTACGTCCCTGGCTGAAGTCTCGCTCGTCAGGTTCGACATACATGATGACCTGTTTCAGTTCCGGCAGGTCCAGCAACCTGGAACGCAGATCGACATACTCTTTGAAATCGAATGCCATGCCGTGCTTGGGCATCTCTGGAAGCAGCGGAATTACAATCGTTTGCACAAACTGATCGAGTTGCGATACCCGTTCGATTGGCGATTGCTCTCTGAGCGAGTAGGGATGAAGCTGAATGCTGTACTGGTCGAAGTTGCCCTTGCGATGTTCCGGCGCAAAAGACAACTTGCGGATCACTCCGCCGGGCAGCTCCTTGGTAATCGGAGGATCGCTGCGCGGGTCACGCCATTCGTAGAATCCGATACCCTCGCAGATGTCACGTACGCAAGCTACCATCTTCCCTTGCATGTCAGCCATACGCTTCGAGCTGGCAGCCGCAAGCAGTCGGTCTTGCCCAAGCGTTTCCGACATGGGACCGAGTCCGGCGAGGATAGGCAGGCCGCCGCCGACGTATTCAATCAGCTTCTTGACCTCAAGAAACATGACCAGGTTGATCTGGTCTACGCCACCGGTCCTCACCTCTTTAGCCTCACCCTCCATCCGTATGGCTTCGCCGTCATCGGCGTCCGCGAGCCGTAGCGTGTCGTCTTCATTGCCGGCATGGAATACCGGATTCTTCTTCTGCCGTAATGCCTGATCCTCCATCTTGCTGAACAGGTCGTTCAACAGGTCGTTCAGATCACGCAAGGCCGTCATCGGCGACATTGGCAATATGTTGCCGGGCACGACGCCGAAGCCGAGAATGTAGTACGGTCCGATTTCCGGCCCTTTCCACGACTTCGACCATAGAGCTTCGTCGAAATCCGCAGGCATGGTCTTGGGCAGCAGCAACGTCTTGCGTTCGCGTGGCAGCCACAGATCCCAAAACTCCACGTACTTTTCATACGTGTCCTGATGCGCGTTCCCGCCGGCATCTTCATCGGCCTTGATGCCGTGCGTGCCGTCCACCCGGTAGCGAGACGGTTCGTTGGCCAGAATCGTGTCCTTCGCATCCTTGGTGAATATGGGAGATGCCTTGAAAGCGTCTTCACGCATACGCACCAGATTGCCGGCAAACGCCACCTCTTCGTATCGCCGCGCTGTCGTGTCGTACACGAAGTCCGCAAAATCGACAGTCTTGGCATACGTGCGATGCAGCCGCATCGTCTGCCCTTCATGTTCGTACGTGCGATAAATGTCGCGACCGACCTTCATGATCCCCATCGGACCGAGCAGGGCATCGGTGGCGAGTCGTTCCAACTCGTTCTTGAGGCCCATTTGCAAGAACCGCCAGTTAAGCGTTTTGGTTACGGTCTCCGTGTAAGACTGAAGATCCTTAAACTCGGACGTCGAGTAGACTCGCGGGTTGTCGCTGACAAGTTCACGTCGGTACACGCTGGTGGCCAATTCGACGAAGTTGACGGATTGATCCTTCGTTTCTTCCGCGGCGTTTGCATCTTCGTAGTGGCTACCGGTAAAGTCGCTGATTAACTGGTCGCGTTCCTTCCTCGCCTTGGAGTTGTTTTCCCATGAAGCCTCCACGCATGCGTGCAGGTGCTTCAGCGACTTTGGATCGTTTACGTCAATCATTGTTTCCAACCATGCCGTATGCCCAAAAGAAAAGCGGCAACAGAGTGATAGGGCACCCTATTGCCGCCTACTTTTGGGACTATGAGTTCAGGCTGACTGGCCGGTCAGCCTGTTGGTCTCGTTATGTTTTGAACTCCATTACCGTTGCACCTTCACCGGTGGTTGTTCTGTTCCCCAAGTAATACTCCAACCCATGCGGAGCGCTAGGGGTTTCTTGTGGCGGTCCCCAAAAATACGATTCAAGCATGCCGACCTCTTCGGCCTCCGCTAACCGACGCTCTTGCTCTACCGTTGAACCCTCTCCGGTGGTTTGCGATGACGGGTTCCAATAATTCTCAGTCAACTCAACAGCCATACGCTCGCAATGTTCCCGTTCGCTTTGTATGACTTTTGATATGACCTCGTCCGCCTGGACCCCCGGCACGAATTCAGTCCGTGCAAGTGCCTTCGGCTCATCCTTCTTGAACCATGCAGCCAACACTGTCAGCGGCTTCAGGAGTAACGCACACGCTCCCGCTACGATTGCTTCACGTCGATTCATGACCTTACCCCGTCAATGACGACAGGCTGGCAAACAACTGCGTAACCGCGCCGCCAACCGTCGCCATGAACACGGCAAACGGACTCGCCACCTCAGTGGTGGTAATCTGGCCACCGACCAACATCATCAAAATCGCAATCACAAATTCCATCTCAGTCTCCTTTAGGCGGCATGCTGCCATCTGGCCCGCTTCTGCCGCAGCCTCATACTCTGCCATCTCCCGCTCGATTCACGCTTCTGTACGGCGTGCCGTTTACGTTGGCGATAACCGAACGAACCGGGCGGCGGCTCAGGTGGAGCAGCCTTCACCTCGCGTTCGAGGAACTTTATACCCAATGCACAAAGCGCATCGGCGATCACCATATCACCGTGCTGCGTCTTCGCGTCAGAAGGGTCTATACCAATAATATCGCTCTGATGCACGATCTTTCCTGCATCCCAGCGATATTCCGTGCATTCGGACAGCGACTTGGCGTCGCGGTTGATGAACGTCTTGTCCGTCAACATCTGCCGATACCTGTGAAGAAGCTCCTGCTTGCCATCGCCGGTGGAGTACCAACCAGGTGCCTTAGACCGCTTGTTGTCCTCCTTCCTCATATGGTAGTAGAAGCGCGGATAACACAGCTCTTTCAGCCGATGGCCGAAAATGACTCCCGGACCCTGCGCTTCCCAGATGATCATGGCATCGTTGTATCGGTGTCCCATTGCCGACACATAATCAGCGAATCTCGTGATATTGACGTTCGGGTCCGCGAAGGACGCCACCTTTTCGCCGGTCGTCACGTTCGTGACCGACATGCAGCTATTGGACGATCCGGTCCCGGCAGAGACATCACAGCCAATTACGAACTGCTCGTCTTTCGGTGGGCTGCCGGTATGGTTCCAGAGCTTGAATCGACCGTTTGGCAGGGGATTGAAACCTTCGACGATCGGATCGTTCTTCTCGTCGAGCTTGATCTCGCCAACCACGGAAGGTTCCATGGCCATCGTTTTGATCCAGCCCTGCACGGTCTCGCCGTCAAAGAAGGGGGTACCGGAGGCCAGAAAGTCTATTTCCAGCTCTTGGGCGATTAAGGACTCCGTGCCTAGACGATACCCCTCATTATCTCGGTAGGGGCTCCGGACCTTGCCATCCAGTCGGAAAGGATAGTAGTCGCGGGCCAACGCATCGTCAGGAATGGACGGACCAAGACTAAAGGCAACTCGATCGCAATGTCGTCGAAGCCATCGCACAGTCGCGGTATCCCAGAACGCCTTGTCGACAAGTTCAAGCTGCTGGTTCTCGTCGCTACGATACATGCCCCTCTTTTGGAACGGATGGGAACTCCAGTGGAGTCGAAGAACCTGGCAGCCCTTTGCGCCGTTGACCTGGTCGTCAAACGCATTTCCAACCCCCTTGGGCGTCGAGTTCATGATCCGGCATCTGGCAGTCGAAAACGTGGCGGAAAGCACCGCAAACGACTCTTTCGGCCTGAACGCCGCAAACTCGTCAAGCAAGATGGCCGTACGTCGGCCTCCACGTCCGATATCACTGGTCTTGGAAGCGCCGGTAATAACCGAACCGGTGTGCGAGTTGTAGATGTTGGCCGCCGTCCTCACCAGATTCGTTTTTGCAGACGCCATCCATGACGGAAGCCGATGATGTATAAAGTCCAGCTTGGCGAACAGGCAGTCCGGATCGTTCGGGCTGTCCACCAGGTCCATGTTCCTTGACGCCACCATGAACGCCTTGTGCGGCTCGAACAGGAACGAATGGTCGAATGTAACCTCCACAATCCACGTGGCGCCCTGTTCTCTGG